TCATCTAGAAATGAAACAACTGATCCTGTAGCTGGTTCTGGTGTTCTTGCTGAAGTTATTACCAGTGGTTCTACTACACAATTAATTACTCCAGCATCTGTATGTTTTAATTCTGCTGGTGCAAACACAACGTATTTGAAAATAGTCAATAAGAGTGGTAGCACTGCTAATGTTCAAGTCACATTAACTTATGTTTCTATGGAGACTTAAAGATGTCTGAGAAAATTTACATCGTTACTCTTCATAAGAAGGAAGATCTAGAAGGATTTTATACTGAGATGGAGGACAAAGGGTTTCGTTTAAATATGAAACGTCCTATCAGCAGAAACACACAGTACTGGATGACTGAAGAACAGGCAGTAGAATTAAGAGAGGATAATAGAGTTTGGGATGTAGAAGTTTTAGAAGATCTTAAGTGGCAACGTGAAGATAATAGAGAACCCTACACTATATCAGGAGATTTTGGAAAGAATTCTTTAGGAGGTCCTCTTGTTAGACAATGGGGACAGGTACATTGTGCTGGTGATGATGGACAAAGAGGTAAGGGAACTTATGGTTTCAATGATGTTATTAATACCAGCGTAGATATATTTGATAATGGTGAGCATGTTGATGTTGTTATATGTGATGATCCAATATCTTATGACAGTGAAGAATGGTACAGTCCTTCAAAGGGTGTATCAAGATTTGTACAGTACCAGTGGTTCAATGAACTTAATACAATAGTAAACTCTATTGATGATGATGGACAAACAGAACCAACAGGTACTATAACATATGGACAAAATGCTGCTACTGCACAGTATCACGGTATCCATGTTGCAGGAACAGTAGCAGGACAGTTTTATGGTTGGGCAAACGAAGCAAACATTTATAATATTGCAACCACAGATCCATGGCCATCAGGACAACAGGTAGGTCCTCTACTTATGTTTGATTACTTAAGAGCATTTCATTTAAACAAACCTATCAATCCAATAACTGGACGTAGAAATCCTACCATTTCTAATCATAGTTATGGTGGTTACTATGAACCTAACGGTGGTGATCCTCTTGCTTTTGCAAATATAAACTATATTGTTTATCGTGGAGTACAATATAATGCTAGTAATCCTGGTCCTAGTGGTTGGACTTCAGCAGGAGTAGAAGTAGATTTTAATGTAAAGTATATTGATAAGTACAATGCACACTCTACTGCTGTTGCTGCTGATGTAGCAGATGCTATTGAAGATGGAGTAATTATTGTTGGATCAGCTGGCAACCGTGATATGCATGTTGCTAAATTAAATGATCAAGACTGGAACAATATTATTAGTACAACAAGCAATACAAGATATTATTGTAGAGGTTCATGGCCAAACACTGATGATAGTGGAAGTATTGTTACTGGTTCACTCAGTAATGAGGATGATTTTAGAAAATCTTCCTTCTCAAACTTCGGTCCTGGTCTTGATATATTTGCACCTGGTAGTTACATCTATTCTTCCTTTGGTAATACTGGAGGTAATGATACAAAATATACTCAAGGATCTGGTAATTATAAAGGTAATATTAGTGGAACCAGTATGGCAGCACCACAGGTAGCAGGAGTTCTTGCGTGTGCCGCTAGTAGAAAAGAAAGATTTACACAAGATGATGCTAGAAGATATTTGAATGACACATCAAAATACAATGACATGACAGTTGATGCTTTTGGTGGTGATTATACTGATCCAACAGTTGGATATGGAGGTCCTAACAAATATTTGATTGCAAAAAATCCAAGAGTAGAGACTGGTATGATCAAACCTCTTGCTGGAATAAGAAAAGAAACAGGACAGACATTCCCTAGACCAAAACTCTTAGCTAATAAAGATTCTGTTGGAGAAATACTAACCAATGGTAGTGTTATAATGAGACAAGGATTTAGTGGTCCTCTTATTACATACACATGGAGTCAAGCATCAACTTATAGTTACACCATAGACATTCGTGTACCAACATCTCCTACTACTGGATCATTCCCAGTTGCTATTTTATTACATGGTGCTGGTGGCAATGGTGCAGCAGAGATCACTCAGTGGAATAGTTATTTGCCAGGACATATTTTAATAGCACCAACTGGATTTAATAATGTGTGGAATATTGTAGATGAAAGTGATGCACCAGACTTTCAATTTTTATCTGATCTTATGGTACAGTTAGAAAAATATAAAAATGTTCAGAAGGTAAATGGTACTGCTGAAATTTCAATGATTGGTATATCTAATGGTGCAGCAATGGGATTGAGAATGGGTGTAGAATATGCTGGTTCACAATTAAGATATGTTGTTGCCTTAGTATCTCAGTTACATGACCAACAATTGAGATCTCTAACTTGGTACAAACCATCTGATCATGAAAATACAGATTCATCAAATGTTAATAGAGGATATGATACAGCATTCACTCCTTATGGTGTAATTGATAGAACACCAATTGCTAAAGGTAGATATTATCTACAGATAAATGGTCAGAATGATAATATCATTCCATATGAAGGTGGCAACGGACCTGGCGGTGCAATATTTAATTCAGCAATAGACAGTTTGTATAATCTTGCTGCATATCAGCAGATGCATCCTAGTCCTAAACAAAATACATTCCAATTTCATTACACACCAGACGTAAATCTTTTACTACAGCAGTACATAACAAATAGAATTTATGATGACTTGATAGCATATCATGGTAGGTATAATGGTCTTGGACATTCTGTAAATAATTCTATGAGAAGTTGTGTAGCAGATTTTATACAAAATAATGGTGGTATACCATTAAGTCCTGTTGGTAATACTTATTCAATAACAGTATCAAGTCAAGGAGCTAGTAACTATGTGTTTACAGGATCTGATAGTTCTACTAACCATGCCAATGCACTTGATCCAGTGATCACATGTAATACAGGTGACACTCTAAGTTTTAACTTAAATATAATAGGTAACCATCCTTTCTTAATTAAGACAACAAGAACAACAGGAGTAGGTAACCAAGTTACAAATCCTCCAGCAACAAATAATGGTGCTAATAGTGGAACGATTAGTTGGACACCAACTGTAGCAGGAACATACTGGTACATATGTGAGTACCATTTTGGAATGGCAAATACAATTGTCGTGTCGTAGCATAAATAAACCAGAGCAATAGTATCGTTTGGTAGATAAATGGCAGATCGTTTTCCGTTAATAGTAAACTCGGTTTCTCAAAAGATTGAGGAACTGGTTTCTGGCGACAACTTAGATCTTTCTGGTAACAATATTGTTATCAGTGGAGATACAGGATCAGGAAAATACCTGACCAGTAATGGTAGTGTGGTTTCATGGGGATCACCTGGCGATGTTTACTTAAATGCATCACAAACTCTAACAAATAAAACTTTTGATTCTTGTGTTATCTCAGGTTCTGTTAATACTTTATCAAACATACCAAACACTGCTCTTGTAAACTCAGGTATCACAGTCAACGGATCTACTATTGCTCTTGGTGGAACAGTTACTACACCTGACAACAACACAACTTACAGTGTTTCTGCAGTAGATGGATCAAGTGGTGCAAGAAAAGTACTTAGATTAACATCAGGTGGTAATGCTGGTGCTGGTGTAGATGACGATATTACTCTAGTTGCTGGTACAAACATGACCATCTCTAGAGCTGGAGATGAGCTGACCTTTGCTTCTAGTTATGTTGATACTGATACCATAACAACTTTACAGTCAGCAACTGGTGGTGTAGCACAGACTGGTGCTATGGTCATAGCAGCTGGTGGATCTTCTACTGTATCGCAGGACGCAGCAACACGAACAATTACAATCAGCTCAACTTACGTTGATACGATTACAAGATTGAGAGCAACAACAGGACAAGTGTTTGCTCCTGCTGATTTTACATTCTTAGACGGCGGTGCAACTACTGTCTCTCAAGGTGTAGATGGAAACGGTGATCCAACAATCACATACAGTTCAGTAGATACAATTACAAGATTGAAAGGTGGTGCTGCTGGATCATTTGTAACTGGTGACACAACAATCACAGGTGGAACAAACGTCACAGTATCACAAGCTGGTAACACTATCTCTGTCGCAAGTGTAGACACAGACACTGTTACTAGATTAGCAACTGGAGCTAACGCTTTGGGTGCTGGAGACTTTAGATTTGCAGGAAGTGGTGCAAGTAATGTCTCACAATCAACTGCTGGTGGTGTAACCACAATCACAGTCACATCACAGAACGATGACACTGGTGCATCATTGACTGCATCAAGTGGTATTGTATTAACATCTAATGATTTCCGATTAAAAAATGCTGGAACATTCTCTGGTAATACTGTACTGAAGTGGGACTCTGGTAACAATCAGTTTACAGATGGTATTCTTACTGATAACGGATCTACTGTTACTGTCAACGGAGACTTAGTAGTAGAAGGAACTCAAACAATCTTGAATACCAGTACTCTACAGGTAGAAGATAATAATATAGAATTAAGAAAGGGAAATAATTTAGTAGGAAGCAATGGTGGTATAACAATAAACAGAACATCTGATGCTGCTGGTAATATCACATCTTATGTGCAACTACAGTGGAATGAAAGTGTAGGATACTGGAGATCATTTGATGGTTCTGTTGAGAAAAGATTTGTAACAGAAGGTGAGTCACAGGTATTAACAAACAAGACTCTTACCTCTCCTATATTAACTGCACCACAATTAGGATCAGCAACTGCAACATCTATCAATGGATTGATCATTGCATCAACTGCATCTGGAGAATTAGATATTGCTACAGGTAAAAAACTTGATGTTGATAGAGACTTACTCTTTACATCAGATAATAACACTGCATCTATCAGTATAAACTTCAGACAAGGTGGTAATGTAGCATACTTATCTGACACACTCGCATCTTTTGCATCTACCACATCTACACAGATGCGTGGTTTGATTACAGATACAACAGGAACAAATCGCTTAGTATTCCAAGATTCACCTACAATCTTAACATCACTCAACACAACATCATCTGGATTTACTTTACTTAACTCTACTGTAACTAACGTAACAGCATTTGGTTCTGCTGGTATCATTACAATGGGTCAAACTGGTGGTACATTTACTATCAATCAGAACCTAGTAGTTAACGAAGATCTAACAGTTGGATCTACTATATCAGATACTATTACAATTAATGGTATACTAAACTCAGAAAATGCTGACATACTAATTCGTGGAACCAGCAATGATCCAATGAGAGTTGGTCGTGGTAACAGTAATGTTAATACAAACACTGCAGTGGGTGTAAGTGCACTTAACAGTATAACTTCTGGATCTCAAAATACTGGTTACGGATATCAGGCACTGTTCACAACAAATGCTGGTGCTGCGAATACTGCTATTGGAAACAGAGCATTACGAGCAAACGGTATCGGAAGTAACAACATAGCTATTGGTCGTGACTCCATGCTAGTAACCCTAGACGGAACTAAGAACGTAGCAATTGGAAACAATACACTTGAGAGCAACAGTGGGGGAGATGCAAACGTCTGTATTGGACACTATGCTGGTTTTGATGTACTAGGTAATAATAATGTTCTCATAGGTCCTGCATACAATGAGAACTCTGGTGATGTAACATTCAGACCTCCTAATATTAGTGGTGATAATCAACTTGTTATTGGTTCTGGTGGACAAGCATGGATCAGAGGTGATGCAAACTATGATATAACAATAGACGAAGACCTTACAGTATCTAAAGATGTTCTTGTTAAAGGTAATCTTACAGTACAAGGTGTTGAGACTATAGTTAAATCAAATATAGTTCAGATAACAGATAAGAACCTTGAACTTGCTGCTGTTGTCAGTACACAGTTTGTTGCTACTGTTACCAATGGAACTGCAAACATCACATCAATAACTCCTACTGCTGGTTTGATACCTGGCATGGAGGTTAGCACATCTACTGGTGGTATTACGATACCTAGTAATACAATCATCACTTCTATTACAAACAATACTGCTGTCTTATCAAACAATG